TACTCAGGATCGCGCTTGCCTAGCGTCGTTTCATGCGCAATCGCACCTGCCAGTTCAAAGTCTAACGCATCCTCGAACGCGGTGCCGTCAGCATGGGACAAGGCCCACATAGCCGTTGCGGTATCGCCCTGAGGCGTCGTTCGCTTGCCTAGCTTAATCTTGCGCAAGTGCATGGGGATTTCTTGCTGCGCCTCTAGGCGATAGAAGATCGCCATAGAGAGGCGCGCCCGTTCATGGTCCGCTGTCTTCGTAAGGCGCTTGATTAGCGACACGATGTACTGACTTGCGGCCTTGCGAAGTGCCGGAAGAGAAAGACAAGCCACGTCCTCTAGTGACAGCTTCGCGCTTCTTTCTTTCACTGATACCGCGAAGGCAGACTTGGCCATAACTTCGATAACCGAAACCTTGGCTAGTAGATCATCGTCGTCCTTGAGCATGGCGTACGCACTTGCGCGTTCTCTCAGGTCGGCCACGCTGTTAGCGATTAGTGAGCCATGATACCAACTAGACAGGAGGTAAACCGCGTACCCGGCTGGATCAATCACGCGAAGCCTTGCAAGCGTCTCTGGACTTGTATCGTACCATACTGGCGCAATGCCGTTATGGTGCAAGATTTGCATTTCCGCGTTCATGGCGGTTTCTGCGTAACGCTCGCAATCGTCATCATCGCGGATTAGCGCGGCAAGTAATTGAACCTGAGACTTGTTGAGTGTGCCGATACGCGCGCCAGATTTGCGACAGTAACGCACTCGGTAGTTCAAACCCTCTAGGCCAAAGTCTTTCAAATCAGCTCTAGCGTTCTCGTATGACGGTAACGCTTCGCGTTCTTGTGGCCTGTCTAACCAGCTAGTTACATCTGCTTGAAGCGTCCGATCAGGTAGCACCTTAGAAACCGCAGCATGCACCTTATCGCGTCCTGCAAATTCTCCAACGCGCGTCAATTCATCGGCAGCCTTGTGCGCGAGTTTCTGCATATAGGCAATGCGCGCAGTCTCACCTTGATAGTCTGCCTTGATACGATCAAACCGTTGACAAAATGGCGTCAAGTGCGCCGCCGGGTGTTCTTTCGGTATTTCTTCTTTTGCTGCAATAATGGGCGCAGCTTTTACTTGCCCTGTCTTTAGTCCGGTTAAGTTCAAGCCCATAAGGTCATTCCTTTTACTTCGCAATGCTTACTGCATCGGGTTAGCTGACGAGCGTTCTACACACTGGCGCAGCTAGGTTTCACTCTAGGGATCGACTGTTGGCCGTGCAAGTTATTTTGAGAATGGTGCTAGTGACGCGCTGTGACGCTGTGACAGCCAGTGACAAGTGACAACACAGTGACCGGACTAACTGTACGAACGAAATAGCCACCTAGGCCCCCTCTAGGGTAGGCTAGTGCGACGTATGCAGGTCTAACAGGGGTCCGAAACGCCAGTGACGGTTAAATTCATATAGCGAAAAAATAAATGTAAGGTTTTATAAATTTTTCTCTTAGAAAGAAAGCCAGCCTTTAGCCGGGAAGTAGGGTTAGCGCCGCTCTCGTGAAAGTCCGACACCCATAGGCCCCAAAGGTGGTTATTTCATCCTGACAGTCCAGTCACTTGTCACGTACCTGTCACTTGTCACTGGCCGTCACTGACTGTCACTTTCCGATCATCCAAAATAAAACCTTGCACCCGAAACGGTCGCTCAGTATCTTTAGGTTATTGGCGAAACGGTGCACCGCGCATCCGCCGATTATCCCGCTACAATCCCGTAGCATTTTAGGAGACTATAAATGTCCGAACTTAATGTAGTACCAGCCGAGGGTGAGCAGCAAACCGCCGTTATCGCGTACACGCCAGAAACGAACTACGCCGTTGCGCCTTTCTCGTTTAAGGATGGCGTTACCAAACTCACGAAGAAAAGTGAAATCAAACTGCCGGAATTCGCTCGCGATGAGAACGGCGAAATCAAGCGCGATGCTGAGACGGGCGCACCCGTTCTTGCGCTTGACGATAAAGGCGAAATTGAACTTGAAGGCAACTTCCCAGCGACGTTCAACAGCGCAACCGACTTTTTGGACGCCGTATCCGGCTTGTCTGAAATCGGCGCTTTCCAGCTTCGCGCATCGTGGCCCTTGCAGTTCTCGGACGAGATTGAAGGTCCGGTTCACTGGGATTTCAAGCCCGGCAAGGATGGTGCAGCGGGTATCATCATCGCGTCAATCGCCCCTCAGCTTGACGATGTGTTGGCCGACGAGAGCCTTTTGCGTGCAGTCGTGCCACAGGGCATTGCCGATAACATCAAGCGCCTTCACTCACTCGCGCTTCGCTTGCTTTCCTCCACCGCTGACAAGGCCGGACAGGTCGCGGCACTGGACCTTTCGCCGTCCGCGTTGCTTCGCGCGCATGGCATCCTCAACGAGCGTAAGGCCGGAGCCAAGACCCGTCAACTCTTCGCCGTCGCTGTATGGCTTCAAACCATCGCGGCCTTCGCGAAGAAGATCGAAGCATCTGGCGTGGCTGGACCTAAGCGGATGGCGCTTGATCGCTTCGTTTCCGAACTCGCGATGTATAAGGAACAGCCTGAAAACCTGCTTCGTATGATTTCGTCTCACGACGGCATCCGCGTTGCGCTGGGAGACGGCCTTATCCCTGAACCCGTGATCGCAGCCGTGGACACTTTCACGACGCGCTTGCTCGACAGCTACGCCAAGGTCACGCCGGATAGCGACGATGGCAAGATCATCTTTGCACCAGCGACGACGAAACGCGGCAAGGCCAAACGCATCCCGCTTTCGGAAGTCACTCGTATCGTGAAGAACCGCCCGACGACTTCGTTCGCGATGGCGTCCCTCTCGCTGGATGATGACGCCGAGTTGATGGCAATCCTTTCGACCGCACCAGAGGCCGCAGCAACGCCACAGGTCGCGCGCATCGGAGCCGACGGCTCACCAGCAGGGGAAACCGTCGCTGACACCGTTGCAGCAGACGGAGCAGCAGACGGGCAAACCCAGACCCCGGCCTAACCGCCGATCTACACTAAGAAAGGCGCGCGGGTTTAATTGCCTTCGCGCCTTTCTTTTTACTTGCCGTTAGCTGTTTATCGTGTATTGTGGCCTTAGGCCAATCAGGGCCGCAACACAGGATAAACACACCAACCGGGAGGGCGCTAACTCTCCCACCTTTCCCCACCACAGGAGACTTCACCAATGTCAGCACTTGTCAACAGAGACGATCTTATCGCACACATGGAGAGCCTTGATTGTGCTTTCATCACCTTGACGTATGGCCTTACGTTTGGACCCGTCGAATTCAAACGTATGCTCGACACAGAGGAAGTAGCAGCGAAGCATGTTCGCGACTTGCACAAGTCAGGCCGTAACGCGCTTTATGTCGCCTGTCCGCGAGTTCTTGTCGATGACGTGGAAGACCTAATCCGCGATGAAGCCCCAACGCTAAAAACCCTTAAAACTTTCATTCTCCGTCGCTCGCAGCAGATCGCCGTTATCCCCGTATCAGGCCAGCGCGTCACGCGCACCGATGCTTTCCACGTTGTCCCAGACGCCGATCCTGCCCACGCCGAACACGCCGCGCGCATGAACGCGCAAGACCCCGGCACGCTTCCCGCAGCCCTGCGCACCATCGATAGCTTGCGCGCTGAACTCGCTGCCACGGATGAGGCCTTGAACGTAGCAGCAGCCGAAGCCAACACCCTGAGAGCCGAACGCGATAATGCGCGTAATATTCTAGACACCATTCGTTACAATGCAGCGAATAAAACGCTAACCCTCAAGCATGGTGCTATCGTCACGCGCCAGCACAAACAATGCGATGAAGCCCTCGAAGCCCTCCACCGTATCGCCTCCGAGACTGGCGCACCCGTCGAACCCACTGACCCACCTTTCGTCATTGTCGGCTGCGTCCTTTCCACCTTCAAACGCGCTCTAGGCTCGGAGCGCGAAGCGCGACAGCCGAAGTCGATGGACACAACACAGCCAGCAGCAACCCACGCCACGTCCGACCCGGAAACCCACCGCCAAGCAATCACCGATTACGAGGCCAAGCCAGCATCTATCACCGCAACCCCGTGTATGGGCGTTCACCAACCGCTCAACCAGTTCTCAGTTAGCGCCGAAATCACGAGCGACTTGCACCCCGACATAATTGGCGAAACCGTGACTCGCGCAGTCCGCAACGCTTGGGCCTCTGGTCATGATCCTGCCGTTTCACCTTTCCTTGTCATTTTGCAGTTTGAGTGACGATTTGGATTTTTCGGGCGGTGCTTGGCAAAACCGTCCGACTTTCAACCCTTTCTTTTCCCGCCAATGTCAGAAATCGTCCAGGCGGGTTAGAAGCGTAAGCAACGCAAGTGACCAGTGACAAATAGGAGCAACCCAGATGAAGCTTTTCATTCTTATCGCGATCATGAAAGTTGGGCCCTTCACAGGCGAGGTGCACGTACATGACACCTTCCCCACGGCACAAGCATGTGACGCCGCAGTACCAGCCCTTTACCACGCGTACTACCAATCCCTAGCCCGCGTTGAGTGCCACGCCTTCACCCTACCCAGTGACAACTAGGAGCGACCCCTAACCCACACCGGGCGCGTATCCCACTTCCACCGATACGCGCCCTAGCCACCACCAGTCCCCTTTACTACCCTCTTCCAGCTAAGTACTTGATTTTACTAAAAATTTTTCCTCGCTTCGCTCGATTGAAAGGTGCTCGCTAGTCGCTCGCTCTCAGTTGCTAAGAGTACAACGAGGTCGCTAGTCGCTCCCACTCTTTCTAGTCGCTTCGCTCAGCGACTTGCGTACAATGACCCGGTGGGTACCCCCAGTTGCTTGCTCGCTTACTTCTGTATAAAAAGACCCCCTCACAAAATTGCAGATATTTTTCACCACTTAAGAGACGATGACGGAGAACAGCATAACACAAGAGAATAAAATTTGGAATCTGGAGAGAAGGCATAGTCCAACGCCGTGTGCGCAACTGGACTAGCGAGCGGATGCGGGCCCGTATTAAGACTTTAGAGCGGAGGAAGACCCATGACTAAGTTTGAGTGGGCGATTTGGACGGTGCTGTTGGGCGCACAGTGGCGCCGTTAAAACCATTCCACTGTCGTGGCTTTCAGGGCTTCTGGCCCGTGCGTACCAGCGCTGTGGTCATGGCCGAGGATGAACAGGAGGCGCGTAGGTTGTTAGACGAAGGTATTAAGGCTCGTGGTTTTGCCTTGGACTTAACGAAGAAAATGAGGTCATTGAGTTGACTGCGGCGGATGGCGTCGTTATTTTGCAAGATGGAGAATACTGACATGGTTAATGTTTCTTTTGATTTAAATTCTGATGGACAACGGATCGTTCGCCGTAAAGAGTATCTACAACTCTTGAACAGTGGTATTAAGGACGCTCAGGCTCAAGCACTTGCTTGGTTTGTTGGTGGTGTAAAGGATAATGTACCAGTTAATTTCTTTAAATCTAAAGAAACCATGAACGATTACTATGAGTTCATGGCCAGAGAAGATAAGTTTTTCTTTAAAGATGAGGCAAAGAAGGCCGCGACTAATAACCCGAAAGAGTTGGAGGGCATGAAAAAGACTGCGATGCACAATATGCCGCGTTGGCCGGCTCTGCAGCATCACATCGTCCACAACCTCGGTGCACAGAAGTACGGTCACTTCAACTGGCGTAAAGAAGGTGTTGACGTCAATACGTACCTCAGCGCGGCCCGGCGGCACATCGACGAGTTTCTTGAAGGGCTTGAGCAGAACCAACAAAACAACTGGCAAGGAATGGCGACAGCTGACAGTTCCATCTTCACTGACGATGAGAGCCAAGCCCATGTGCTGGCCCACGCTTGCGCTTGTCTTTACATCATGATGGATGCGCAATATCACGGCAAGCTAATCGACAACTACAGCACGCCCGAAGTGAAGCCCAAAACCTCGGGCAAGCCTTCCAACGTCACTCAGGAGTAATCCAGTGCCCGACTCAACTGAGCCAACTCAAGAGCAAGCCACGGAGGTTCGGCTTCCTGCTCACATCAACTCCCGCTCGTTGAAGTTGCTCGCTTCGATGGTGGCTCAGTCCGTCTCACAGTTCGAAATCATGGATGCTTTGAGCCTGACTGAGGATGAGTACGACTTCATCGTTGCGCATCCCAACGTCATCCGCGAAGTCAGGAAAGCCAAAACCATCGTTGCAGAGCAGAAGCACACGACGGCAACGGATTGGGACGACATTGAAGCGCTGGCCCTGCAGCAAGTTAAGGCCAAGATTGGCAATGTAGACGATGCACGCGATGCCCTTTCTATCGCAGCAGCAGCCAACAAAGCGGATCGTCGCAGGGTTGACAGCAACAAAAACCCGCGCGGTACGCCCCTTGCAGCCCACGCAGGAGGTGTGCGCCTCCCTTCCGCCGAGCATCGAGAAGCTGTGTATGAAAAGCTGACACTGCGAGAAGCCCGCGTACTTGAAGAGGCCCCGCAACACGTCGCAGCAGTAACCAGCGTGGAAGCAGTCGAGCAGTTCATGGAGCGGCAAATCGGCGTCGCGGTGGAAGTTAAGCAGGATAAAGAACCGTCATGATTACCTCGAGCGCCAGCGAGCAATACTGCGAACGTCGCAAAGTCTTGGAAGAAAAACTACAAGGTATGGGTTTGGCCAAGTCCGCGCGAAATAAGGTGTTGGAACTTGCAGATCAGCTGCATGCAGTGCAGCAAGGTCTGGCGAAAGTCAAGCCACCTAGCAGAGGCAAAGGTCAATGACCGCTGTAGGCACCCTCGGCTCCACGGCCAAGTTCATAGAGCAATTGCGCACCAGCAACCTTGCTTTCATTGAGCATTTCCATCGACCACATATGGAAGATGAGGACACAGTTCCGGACTTTCACATTGTGATTGCTAACCGGATGCTCAGTGCCGACCCTCCCCGCTTTGCCTGCGCTGTACCGCGTGAACATGCAAAGACCACGATCGCCAAGTTGATGGTAGTCAAAGCCATCCTGTTCGAAGACTACCGGTTCCCTCTCTATGTGTCAGACACGCACGATGTTGCATCGTCCGCGTGCAAAGACATATGGGCCTACTTGCTCAGCGACGAATACACGATGCTGACAGGCGAGAAGCCCATGATTTCCTCCGTGCAACTGAGCCGAGGCACCTACGAGTTCCGCATGCGGTGGTTCCCCGAGGGCTTTAGTGCGGAGCAGCGCTTCTATAAGACCGTCAACATTCTTGCAAAGGGCGCAGGGCAGCAGATCAGGGGTACGAACAAGGCGCACTCCCGCCCTGACTTCCTCGTACTCGACGACGTTGAGACGGAGGAAATCGTCAACAGCGAAGAACTCTACAAGAAATACGAGAAGTGGGTTTATGGCCCAGTATTCAAGGCCCTTCGTGCAAAGAAACACCGGATCGTGCAGATCGGCAACTTGATTTCGCACCAATCCCTGCTTCTCAAGCATATGAACAACGAGTATTGGACGTCGATGCGTTTCGGCGCCATTAAGCAAGACGGAAAGACACCCCTCTGGCCTGAATTGTGGTCACCTGCCCGATTGAAGCAAAACTACGACGAATACGCCATGATCGGACAACTTGGTACTTGGTTCGCGGAGATGATGAACCTCCCCTACGACCCTGAGAGTTCACTCGTCGACGTCGGCAAGATCACGTTCCTGCCCCGCCCTGATCCTGCAGATGACACTATCGTTGCAGCATGGGTCAACATTGACCCCGCCATTTCTAAGAAGAACACGGCTGACCGCTGTGCGATCGTAGCATCTATTATGTACGACACCGGCTTGGTGCAACATGTTGAAGTCGTTGCACGGCAGGGCATGGACTTTCGGGACATTTACGAGCAAGCCCGGGCTATGGCAGAGCGGTGGCACACGAATGTCATATTCTGCGAAGACGATGCCTTCCAAGCAGTTCTGCTTCCTGTATTCGAAATGCTTAACGGCCTCGACGGTGCTGAGTTCTTCTTCTATGGGGTCAGCACAGGTGGCGTTGCCAAGATCGCGCGCCTGCGTGGGTGGGCTGGTACGTTGCATAAAGGCGAAACCTGCCTTACTTACGGTGACAGTGCAATTACTGGTGAGTTGAGCAACTATGATCGTACCAAGAAAGAAAACGCAGACGATGTTATCGACGCTTGCTCGCAACTGAATGTCGTTCTACGCCAGTACTTTGGCGTGATAATGGAAAGCCGCGTGGTGGCAGTCAAAGCTATGACCGGTGACACCACCGTAATCGAAGGAACACTGATATGAAACTCAGTAAGAAGTCTACGCAGAAGTTGAAGAAGTATTTGGATGCCATTTACCCAGCCAGTGACCAGCAACGTATGACTCGTTGCAAGTACTTCAACGATATCATGCGCTCGTTGCACGGAGATATCTGCTATGACGAAGACCCTGCTGATAAACGACGCGCGGAGGCCGCCAAGCAAGGCCTTATTACTGCTCTCCCTGATCAACTCGCGCGTTTTGGCGAAGCAGCCGTCCGAGAAATGGCAAATGATTTGGTGTCCATCATCATGCCAGTGGACACGCCCTATGCTGCTGTCGGCGAGCCTAAAGACAAAGAGAAAATCTCAACCCTGATGGCAGTATGCCGCACGTTTGCGACCAACAACGCGCATCGCAGTAACGCAATCGACACAGTGTACAACTGCCTGACGCTGCAGCACTTCTTCGTTGTGGGCAAGTACGAAGACGTTGACGAGCGGCCGCAGGAAACCGACTTCGCAGGCGTCGTCTACGACAGTATTGACCCTTACGCCTGTTTTTGGGACCCCGGCACCAAGCTGCGCAAGAACTACCTCAAAGGCGCGCTGATGGGCTGGCATGAAGAAGTGTCGCCTACGGAAGTATACATGGATGCTCAACGTATCGTTGACTACGATCTGCCCGGCAAGGACGAAAAGGGCAAAACTCAAGACCGTGTGGTTATTGAATGCCCTACTCAATACCAGCGCAGCTATCGCAAAGACTACACCACGGAAGAAGCACCCTCGTTCAACGGAACAGGGCAAGCCGGCGTGGACGTCTACGATATGGTTGCTGCTTTCGGCGACATGCAGACAGCAAACACCAAGATGACGCGTACTACAATGTACATGCGCATCCCTGCAGAAGTGCTGAGTGAGAATGACGGAGAGTTGACAACGTACAAAATGACCTTCCTGCAAGGCATTCTCGTGCACATCGAACCTACCTCTCCGGGATCGCACGGCTTTCCGATCATTGCAGGAAACCTGTTCCTCGATCACGATCACCGTTCCTACCGTTCTTACGGCGAGCATGCCGCTGACTTGACCAACCTCGTCAGCGCTTACATCAACCTCGTTAAGCGCGGGATGCGCAGGGAGGCGATCGGCGGTACCACTTTTGTCGACGGCAGACTTACCAAAGGCGGAAAGCCACTCAATGAAAGCGTTACGGAGGGTTCGCAATTCGTTGAGGTCAGCGTACCCGCAAGCGCTAACGGAGAAAAGGGCCTGTCTTCTTACATCATGACCGTCGGTGGTGAAGGCTCTGGTTCTCGTATTGGTGAACTCGGTGCAATGACAGAACTGTTCACTGGTCGCATGTTTCCACGAAGTGCCAAGCAGGACCTCGTCGGGATGGATCGCGCCACAGCTATGCACGCGTCTATGGCAGCAAGCGCGGCGGACAGCACCTTACTTGCGCTCGCCATCATGCTCGACGACAGTATAGGCGTTCCGTGGCGGCGCTTACTCAAGAACCTCATCATCAACAATGCGCGCACCATCAAGCTGGTTGATCCTAAGCAGCAGCAATTTCTCGTCATGGACGCTGCTCAGTTGCGTAGCATGGAGTTCGACTTCACTACGTCACAGCCCGTCGCAGGCTTTGATCGAAACCGCGTGCTGCAAGCCCTGCAGTTCGCATTGAACACCCTAGTGCAGATGCCGCAGGTGCAAGAGAACCCGCAACTTGTTGAAGAGTTGTTGGACTACTTCATGCACGTGGCAACCGCAGGTACCACCACGATGCAAGACCTGAACATTTCGTTGTTTGAAAAGCAACGGGCTGCGCAGGAAGAGCAGGCTATCCCACCAACCGACCCAACCAGTCCTACAGGAGACGATGAAAATGTTTAATCCCGCAACCATGACTAACAGTGCGTTTACAGCGCGCTACGATGACACAGGCGAAACGGCAAGTCCGGGCACTGCGCCCGGTGCTGCAAGCCAGTCTACTCTCGGCGCAATGCTCGCAGGTATCGTCCCACAAGGACCGGGCACCGCGGCTCCTGCTGCACCCACTTCTCGCGCAGGCGATCCCGCAGGAACCACAACTGCTACACCCGGCGCCCCTGCAACGCCTGCCGCACCTAATCCTGCACCGGCTGATCCTGCACCTGACCAGACTGCTGCAAACAACGCAGATGCCGTAGGCTACCAAACGCCGCCTACTCCTGACGCCCCCTCTGCGGATCAGACCGCAGTTGCAGACGCATTGCAGAGCATGGTGGATCAGAGCGCCACTGCGCAAAACTTCGAACTCAGCCCTGAACCGTTTGTGAACGCGCTGCGGGACGTTAATTTTGTAGGTGAAGCGCAGGCCGACGCTGTCACGCAAATGTTCGGTGAAGAAAACGCCGGTGCTGCGACAGAATTCTTCAACGGTCTGATGCGTAGCGCTATGCAAGACATGGTCACGTTTCAGCTTGCATTGACGCAGCGTCACGGAGAACACATTATCGGGCAGCAAAC